TATGCAATGGATATATCAAAACTCACCTGTCGAGGAACTTCCCAATGACTGTGTAGGCTTTGTGTATCTTATCACTAATAATCTATCTGGCAAAAAGTACATAGGCAAAAAACTAGCGAAATTCGCAAAAACCACTTATCGAACAGTAAAACTCAAGAACGGCACGAAGAAGAAAAAGAAGATACGCAGCAAAATCGACAGTGATTGGCGCGAATATTATGGCTCAAACGATCAACTCAACAAAGACGTCGAAACTCATGGCACCGAAAACTTTACCAGAGAAATACTCTATTATTGCAAAAGCAAGGCAGAATGTAGTTACATTGAAGCTCGTGAACAATTCACTAATAGAGTATTAGAATCTACAGATTATTATAACGGACAAATATCGGTCCGTGTACATGGCTCACATATATTGAATAAATTATAAATGCAATTAATATCAGTTGTTACCGATCCTGGTAGTATAGGCGGAACCTTTATAACTTGGACTTTGCATTTTTTATCAGGGCACACAAAATATTTTTTAGTTGAAGATAACTCATGGCATGATATTACAAATTCCCCGTTAACAAAAAAAAATTCGCATGCGTTTATTCCAAATCAATTAAATAGGTATTTTAATTGTTCGCTTAGTGATGTTAAACATATCACAGAAAAATTGATTAATACTGACACAGATACATTTCATACTCTTTATTTTCATAATTTTAATAATAATTTAGATATTTTAGTACCACAATATTTTAAAGATACAGTTACAAAACAAGTTTTAGTAAACGGGAGAAGCTATCCGTTATATCATGCAAGACACGAACCTAGGGCAAAAAAACCTATTTCAAAAGAATTTGCAACCGATAACAAAGACATTCTTTATGATCTATTTGTAAAAGAGTATTTTCAAGATTCAAAGATATATTGGGAAAATTTAGGGCTAACAAATATTTGGGATAAAAGAGAATTTATAGCATTAAATTTTAGACCATTTAAATTACTGCCACAGTTGGATTGCAACACAAATTGTTATCAAATTGATAGTATGGATTTATGGTGTAACTTTGATTTAAGTATTCGAGATCTGTTTAATTATTTAGAGTTACAACTAGACGAAACAAAATTTGGTCGCTGGCATCAAGTGTATTACGAATGGAAACAACTCCATCATAATAATTTAAAATTTGTATGGCAATTTAATACAATAATTGAAAGTATTTTAAAAAACAACTATATAGATTTAACAAAATTTAACTTAGATATCGTACAAGAAGCAACAATACAACACGAACTTTTATATAAACATAACTTAAATTTAAAAACATGGCAACTAGAAAAATTCATGGATTCAAAACAATTACACTCTCTATTAGAACCCAATATATATCATAAATTAAATACATCAGTTTAAGACTCGCACAGGTCAAACTCGTGTGCCCAGCGACAACCGGATAATAACGGGGACGGAAGACTCTATGCTGACTAGAGCACTCAATCACTATCCTTAACAGGACGAAGATCACTAATTGCCGTGGTTTGATTGTTTGAAGTAAAGAATTAAAGGCTAAAAAGACGCTGCAGTGATGTAGCAGGTTAGTATAGTATGTTAGCGTATATTATATTAATTGCCGTTGTAAAAAGACGCAACTCGAGGTACCGGACAACCGCCTCTGTAATGTTGTAACGCTAGTGACTGTGCGACTCGGATGAAACGCATTTTGCTTTGCCCTGTGCGGGCAAAGAGTGACTGCTAGGTCTGGATGAACCTAATAATCGCTTCGCTCTCAAATGCTTTTAATAAGAAAACAATGTTCTGAGCTGTTAAGCGAAAGAACAGATGTACGTAGTACATCTTAAAAGAATGGCAATCCTGATTCTTTTGTTGTTTCCATGTTTTTCTTAATAATACCTCCAATGATTTCTCGTTCTTGAAGGCTTAGGTTTAATGAGTCTTCATAACTTAACCCACCTCTCATAAACCAAATCATTCTCAACGCTTCTTCTTTTATGGCTCTTGACTCTTTATCGTAACGGTCTAATTCTTCAACGATAGCGTCATTATCTAATGTTAAGAGCCGATTCCGAAAAAATTCGAGTAATCAAATTCTAATGGTAACTGGAATTCTTTGGCGCATGAGGTACATGCAATTCTTGGTGCTTTGATTGCCCCTTCTCGATTGAGTTCAGCAAGTCGTTCTTGAACTAACTTAGTGATCTTGCCATCAGTGTTTTCATAAAACTCTCGTATGTGTTCGGGTTTGGTAACACGTGCGCCATCATCAAGTTCAATGTATTCGGTGCTACTGGTAACAATATCTAGGCCAATGTCAACTAACACACCCATGCTTCGATTAATTTGATTTGCCTTTACTTCAAGATCAAGTGATTCATCGTTTAAGGAATTCATAATTCGATTTTCTTCAAATGTAACTACATTCTTTTTGTTGATGTTGAAAAACTGTTGTGGACAGATTTTTATTTTTAACTCGCCAACTTCAATCTTTTGTGAGTAGTCGGGGGTAGTTATATTGCTTAACACCTGTTGCAAGTCAACTGTGTTGTTGTTTTCTGCGTTACAGTGCGGGCACAAACTGTCTACATCCATGTCGTTTTTGTAGCTGGCAATGCGTATACCAATTAGCACAGCATCAATATCAATACTGGGCATTTTCCAAGCATCTACAATGCTGGGGCAACAACTTTGAACAATTTCCGCAATGCTACTACCGTTCATGAGAGCATCAGGGGTACGTAGTGTGATCTCGTCTCGAGCAGTCATAGGATAAACTGGTATTTCTCCGGTGACTGGCAAATTGAGACTGCCCTCGGGCCAATACTGTCCGTTTGAGGGCAATTTCATGTGAATTGCTGGTTGTCTAAAGTATTTAGACAGTGGATTTGTTTTTGTAGCCGGTTGAGTATTTTCCATAGTTGTAGATCCAATAAATATAATTGATACTCGTATTTATAATACAATATAACAGGGAAAATTAATGCCACTAGATCCATCAGACGCATCCGTACTAGCACAAGCCGTTGCACAGGGCATGAAAGCCTACCACGAAGTGGGCGGAGCAGGGGGAACTGGTAAAGGGAAATTTGTTACCGTTGCGGATCTATCGGGCAATGCTGAGCAGTTTAAAAAGGCTCTGCAAAATCTTACACACAATGTTAAAGATGCAGCAGTAGCTTCAAAATCAGCTTTTAACGATGTGATATCTGCCTTTAAGGGCGGTGCAGTGTCAATGATGGACAACTCGCACGAGTTAGACAAACTCAACGAGGCTCTCAAAGAGTCACAAACCAACATGAAGTCAGCGGCTGCTGCTAACGATGCAGCTTCTATAGCACTAGAACAAAGTCGCCAAACTGAAATCAAGAAAACCAAGGCCGCTATAATTGGTATTCAAGTGGCTCAAAATTTAACCGCGGTCACTGCTGGGGTTATCAATGCTTATGTTGATTATCAGTATGCCTTAAAGGGTCTGCAGTTAGACTACGAGGCTGCACTTATTGGCGGTAAGTCGGCAATAGACACTTATACTGACACAGTCAAGGGTGGCATGGATGCACAGACTCAATTGCGAAGCAGTCTATACCAAGTTGAAGAGGCCGCTGGTGGTGCTGCATTTGCTCTGGGCTTGATGTTACCTGGATGGGGTAAAATACTGTCTTTACTGGGCTTGGCCTTATCAGCTTGGGCAGCAGTTAATGATCGTGATCAAAAGCAACAAAACGAATTTCAGAAAAAGAATTTAGAAAACCTACGTGCACAATTAAACAAAACAATTGATTCCTATAAATTAATTACTGATTCGGGCGGAGCTTTAGCTGGCGGCATGACCGAAATGACTACTCTTGCTATCAAGTCTGGGTATGGTATTAAATTATTTGGCGAAGGGTTAAAACTAAGCCGAGAGAGCATACAAAAATTGGGCATCAGTTACGATGATTCGGTACAGTTGTTGTCTGGATTTGGACAAGCTCTGCATAAAGATTACAAAGCCGGCGGAGATCTTGCCAAGCAATTGGACAAGTTGGGTTATGCCGGCGAGCACCAAATTGAAATAATGGCCGAAGTATCGGCTAAATTGAAAATGTCCGGAGATGAAAGATACAACAACGACCAATTTGTCGCAGCACAAAGCGTTGAGTATGCCAAGACATTAAAAGTGATGACTTTAATAACTGGACAAAATGCCAAAGATGCACTCAAGAAGGCACAACAAGAATCGCTAGAAGCTGGCTTATTTGCTAAATTTGGTGGTATTAAAGGAGCAACAGATAAACTAACTCAACAGATTGCTAGTGCTGAAACTGGCTTAGGCACTCGCATGAAAGAGATGTATGTGGATTACATGCGTTTAGGGCGACTTCAGGGTTCGTCATCCAATATAATTGCCAACATAATTCCACAGGTTCAAAAAGAATTTGAATTTCAAAAATCACTCTTGAACGACACTAGTAAAACTGCCGACCAACAACGGGAGTTGTTAGCTGAATCTAACGAGCGTATCAAATTGAGTGTGCGGGATTATGTGGCAGGGCATAAAACAGAAATTGATGCCTTCGCCCAAGCATCGCAAACTAACAATACCGCTAAAGAAGTAATGGAAACACTTAGTGGTACAATACAACACAGTACCGGTGTGTACAAAGGCCAAGCAATTGATGCTGAAAAACTAGCTAAAGATTCAGCAACCAACAAAGCCAAATTGGATGATGCAGTTGCTCGAGCACAAGAAAATCAAGTGCAGGCCTTCGCTGATATGGATAAAAAAATGTCAGGCTCGGTTGAGGATTTTGCCCAAAACATTGCCAACACCAAAGGCGGATTTGATGCGCTAATAAAATCTATGGGAGCATTTGGCGATACACTAAATCCAAAGAGTATGTGGCAAAAGTTTGTGGACTATGCTAAAGGTTCTGGCGCAGCTGCTGCACAAAAAATGCATGACCTAGGTCATGGGCGTACCAATGTCAACTTACAAAATGCCACTGTATCTGGTGGAGGTGGAGCAGCACCGCAGTTTCGCAGAATGACTGAGGGCGGCGCTGGTGCTGCTGGTGCTGCTGGTGCACCTGGAGGGGCCAGCCCAAGATCGCTATCTGACATTATTTCATTTGGTGGCAATACTGGAGACGAAGCACATTTTCGCCAAGCTGATGCTTCGTTACAAGGTGCGTTTGTTGCAATGGCGCAAGAATATTATGAAAAGACAAAGAAAAAACTTCACATCAACAGTGCTTTTAGAAGTTTGCAAGAACAAACTAATGTAGCATCAACGTCAGGAATGAAGGCCAAACCTGGACATAGTTTACACGAACGTGGCAAGGCATTAGACATTAACAGTAGCGAAGTTGCTGAATTATCAGCTATGGGCTTGTTAGAACGATACAAGTTTAATACATTAGCCGGAGATCCAATGCATATCCAAATGGCCGACAACGGTGCTAATTTGGGCGTGGGCGACAGTGCTATTGTTGGTGAGATGGGCCCAGAAATTGTGTCAGGACCGGGATCGGTTACATCCAGATCTCAAACAAGTCAAGTGTTTGCCGAAATGACTAGAACGCTAAAAGAGATCAGCAATACTCTCAAAAATAGCAACACTGTGGCACGCAAAACTTTAAATGCAGTAGCGTAATCTGCTATAAATATACTACTACGAGAGAATATAATTATGGCCGGATGGAAAAAGTATTTTAAAACCAGTAACTTACCAAGCAATGTAAGTCCTTTGGGCGGTGGACGCCCTGCGGATCCAGGTATGCGTAACTATCAAAGTCAGTTACCTGAAGTTTATATTGGGCATCCAAATCGTGTTGAACGTTATAATCAATACGAACAAATGGATATGGACAGTGAGGTTAACGCTGCTTTAGATATTTTAGCTGAGTTTATGACTCAAAAGAATCAAGAAAACCACACTAGCTTTACAATTAAATTCAAAGAAACTCCTAGTGACAATGAAGTAAAGATTCTCAAAGAGCAACTACAACAATGGGTTGCCTTAAACGAGTTTAACAAGCGTACATTCAAAATTGTGCGTAACACCATCAAATACGGAGACCAAGTGTTTATCCGTGATCCCGAAACATTTAAACTAATGTGGACGGAAATGAGCAAGGTTACTAAAGTTATTGTTAACGAAGGCGACGGCAAAAAGCCCGAGCAGTACATGATCAAAGACTTAAATCCTAACTTTCAAAACTTAACAATGACTGCGGTAGCTACTACAGATACCTATATGAATCATCCACAAACAGGTGGGCCCAGCGGTGCTTATGTACAACCACAAACACCATTTGGCGGCGGCTCAAGATTTAGTCATGCTAAAAACGAAGCAGCAATTGCTGCTGAACACATAGTTCATATTAGTTTAACCGAAGGCTTGGATGTGTTTTGGCCGTTTGGTAATAGCGTATTAGAAAACATTTTCAAAGTGTTCAAGCAAAAAGAACTGCTGGAAGACTCGATTATTATCTATCGTATACAACGTGCCCCAGAACGTAGAGTATTTAAAATTGACGTAGGTAACATGCCCAGTCATATGGCCATGGCATTTGTGGATCGTATCAAGAATGAGATACACCAACGTAGAATTCCAACTCAAAGCGGTACTGGCAGTAACGCAAACATGATGGATGCTACATACAATCCACTAAGTCAAAACGAAGACTATTTCTTCCCGGTAACTGCTGATGGTAGAGGAAGCTCTGTTGAAGTATTCCCGGGCGGTACCAACTTGGGCGAGATCACAGACTTGCGCTTCTTTACTAATAAACTATTCCGTGGTTTGCGTATTCCCTCAAGCTATTTGCCAACTACCGCTGATGACGGAAGTCAAGCGTATACTGATGGTAGAGTAGGTACTGCACTGATACAGGAATGGCGCTTTAATCAGTATTGCCAACGTTTGCAGGCTATGATTTGTGAGTCATTAGACAGAGAATTCAAACTGTTTATGCGTTGGAGAGGCTTTAATATTGACGGAAGTTTATTTGATTTATCATTTAATGAACCACAAAACTTTGCACAATACCGCCAAGCAGACATTGATACTGCACGTATTGCTACGTTTACACAACTAGAACAGTATCCTTATCTTTCTAAACGTTTCTTAATGAAACGTTATTTGGGCATGACTGAACAAGAGATCAGTGAGAACGAGACCGCTTGGGCCGAAGAAAGAGGCGACGTTGAAGCAGCACCTGCTGAAGCTGCTGGCTTAAGAGGAGTTGGCGTAAGCCCAGGTGGTATTCAAAGTGATTTGGATAACCTAGGTGGCGAAGGCGGAGCAATAGATGGCGGAACTCCAGGAGAGGCCGGAGAAGCTGGCCCAGGTGCTGGAGCTGGTGTAAACGCTGGCGCAGCAAGTGCTGGTCTTTAAACAAATTGGTTAAATACAAATATGAATATCACTGATTTATTTGAAGACTTTGACAAAGCGCCCGAGGGCTATTACTCTGAAAAAGACGATAAGAGCACTCTCAAAATGAACGACAGTCGAGTAACTCGTGTGACATTTGACCACCTACATAGACTTAGACTAAGTCATGACGTTAAAAAACTTGAGCACGAAAAGAAACTCAAGCAAACAGCAAAACAGTACGCAGTAGCCCCAGAAGGCGGCGCTGGCATGCCTGGCCTATAGTTATACAACTAAAATTCGCCAAAAAAACCCCATTTAACCCCGAAATCTGCGTAGTTAAGTAAATAACTACACAAAGCCACTTTATTAAAGGAATTTTTATGAACAAGTTTGAAAAACTAATTGAATATATCATCAATGATGAAGACGACAAAGCACGTCAACTTTTCCACACAATCGTTGTAGAAAAGTCACGTGACATTTACGAAAACATCATGGCTGAAGAAATGGAAGAAGAAGGCGTTGCTGGCGACAAAACTGGCGGCCTTGCAAAAGAATTAAAAGCAGTTGATACTGAAGAAGCAGTACACGAAACTGATGAAGAAGGTGAAGGCGATGACGGCGAAGGCGATGACGGCGAAGGCGATGACGGCGAAGGTGACACTAAGTTTAATCTAGACAGTGAAGACGATGACGGCAACCTAAGCGGTGAAGTTGATCCTGAAGCTGGCGAGCATAACGAGATCGAACAACAAGTTATGAGTGCAAACGACAAGCTAGACGAGCTACTAGCAAAATTTGATCAAATCGTTGGCGGACAAGAAGGCGGAATGGAAGAGCCAGGAATGGAAGAGCCAGGAATGGAAGGGCCAGGAATGGAAGAGCCAGGAATGGAAGAGCCAGTGGACGAAATGTTCATGGAAGAAGAGTCTGCTGAAAAGAAAAACGAAAAGAAAATGACTAAAGCTGAAAAAGAAGAAGCCGGAAAACCAAACATGAAAAACACCGGCAAAAAAGATGGTGGTAAGCCATTTGAATCACGCCAACGTTCAGTAAGCGAACTAATGCGTGAGTATGTTGAGAAGATTGAAGATATCAACTTAACACCTGGTACATATAGCGAAGGTGACCCTGTTGGAGCTGGTACAAAGACTGGTAAAGTTAAAGTTAATACAACTTATACTGGTTTGGAACAAGGTCCAGACTTTGGTGGTACAAGCGAGAACATTGTTTCTAAGCGTGGTGCTACAAATGAAAATCCAGATAACAAAGCAATTCCAAAGCCAAGCAATGAGTACAACAAAGGCGAAGGCAATTTGCCAGGCGCTGGTAAGTTTAAAAATGCTCCAGGCAACAAGAAAGTTTGGGACGGCGGATCTGACAAAGGCTATGGCGCTGAGAAGAAATCGGGTTCAGAAGGTACTAACGCAGGTTCCAAAAACACAATTGGTACTAACGTGAACAAGAAGTCTGAACTAGGCCAAGCTGGTCAGCCAACTGGCAAGAAGAAATAATAGGATAGGCACAATAAAATGGCTTTGT